GTTCATTGGAAGGATTTTGGGCATTCTGTCGCTCGCACTTGGGAAGAAGTGACTTGCGTATGGCGCTGGGTGTACATGACAAAAGAAGCTCTGACAGAGCGGTTTGGCGCAAAGATGGCCAAATCGATTCCGCTGGACTCTGGCGCCGAAACCCTAGCTACTTATAACCAAAGCCAAAAAGAGCGCACCAGGGCGAAGATATGCGAACTGTGGGACAAAGAAAGCGGCAAGGTTTACTGGCTGTCGAAGAACTGCCCGAATCTGATAGACGAACGCGACGATCCGCTGGAACTTGAGCAGTTTTTCCCTTGTGCAAAACCGCTTTACAGCACCACCACCAGCGACAGTTTGATTCCGGTTCCTGACTTTGTGATCTACCAGGACCAAGCCAACGAACTGGATATTCTGTCAGACAGAATTGACGGACTGGTCAAGGCATTGCGGATCCGTGGTGTTTACGATGCCAGCCAGCCTGCGCTGCAACGGCTGCTAACCGAAGGCGACAACAACTCGTTGATTCCGGTCGATAAATGGATGGCATTTAGCGAGAAAGGCGGGCTGAAAGGCAGTATTGACATCTTGCCGATCGACATGCTGGCCAGCGCGTTGCTGAACTGTTACCGCGCGCGCGAGGACATAAAAGGACAGATATACGAGATTACCGGCATTAGCGACATCATCAGAGGCCAAACGTCGGCCAGCGAAACCGCAACCGCTCAGCAGATCAAAGGCCAGTATGCCGGGCTGCGGTTGCGAAGTATGCAGGAAGAAGTTGCGCTGTTTGCCAGCGAACTGATCCGCTTAAAAGCGCAGGTCATTTGCACTAAATTCCAGCCGCAGACGATTTTGCTATACGCCGCGGCAGGGCAGATGAGTCAAGAAGATCAGCAAATGATTCCGCAAGCCATCCAGCTTATGCAAGACAATCCGCTGCGAAACTTTCGTATTGAGGTTGATGCTGACAGCCTGGTTCAAATTGACGAACAACAAACTAAAAAAGATCGCGTGGAATTCCTGACCGCATTCGGTGGTTTTATGCGCGAGTCGTTGCCTGTCGGCCAGCAATCGCCTGAACTGGTGCCAATGCTGGTTGAGCTGATTAAATTCGGCATTGGCGGTTTTAAACAAGCCAAACCGATTGAAGGCGTGCTTGATGTCGCGCTTGAACAGATGAAACAAAAGCAGGCCGGACCGCAGGAACAGAAGCCCGATCCAGAAATGATGAAAATGCAGGCGCAACAGCAATCCGACCAGATGCGCGTGCAAACCGACACGCAAGCTGCCCAAGCAAAGATGCAAGCCGAAATGCAAATGACGCAAGCAAAAACGCAAGCAGAGATGCAAATCGAGCAAATGAAGATGCAATACGCAGGCCAACTAGAACAACAAAAGCTGCAATTTGAAGGCCAGCTCAAAAACATGGAAATGCAAGCCGCAAAAGAGCGCACCGAGCTGGAAGCGGCGACCAAAATCATGGTGGCGCGGATCGGCGCCAACCCTGGCTTAGATATACCGATGATTGAAGCGCAGCAGGCGGCAAGCGAGAAAGTTAGCGCCGAACTGGGCGAAAACGTAAAAATGGCAATTGACCACATGGCGCAGATGCACGAAAACATGGCAAACATGCACGGTGAAACCATGAACCGCATCGGTGGTGTCATGCAGACACTGGCGGCGCCCAAGCGCATCGTGCGCGGTCCTGATGGCAAGGCAGTCGGCGTAGAGGTGGCGGCATGATTGTTACCACGACCAAAGGCCAGATGGACGATTCACTGCTTGAAAAACGTGAAGGATCGGTCGATAACGACAACGAAAACACAACGTGGGTTGAGTATTGGCTTGCCGACGAGCTGGTGCACAGATCAGCTCACGTTAGGTTGAAAAAAGCGATGGTTTCAACATCCGAGGCAGGGAGTTTTAAAAATGGCTAATACGCAAGCAATGTGCACCAGTTTCAAAGCCGAAATTCTTAGCGGCATTCACGCGCTGGGGACAACCGTTATTCGGGCAGGGACCGGCGCCGACACAATTAAGGCCGCGCTGTATCTGGCGAGCGCTACCGTAAACGCCGCGACGACCGCATACAGCGCCACTGGCGAGGTTTCAGGCACTGGCTATACCGCAGGCGGGATAACTGTTACGAACGCCACAGCGCCCACATCCAGCGGCACTACGGCCTACTGGACGCCGAGCGCCAGCTTTACCTACACAACTGTAACGCTCACCACATCGTTTGATTGCGTGCTGGTTTACAACTCAACGCAAAGCAATAAAGCAATTAGCGCGCACACGTTTGGCGCCCAAACCATCACCGCAGGCACGTTTGTGTTGTCCATGCCAACCAATGACAGCACTAATGCACTTACCCGCATTGCCTAAAACATGGCACAAGGCGCATGGGACACCGGCACCTGGGATGCTGCATTATGGGATTCCCTGCCTGTCACCGGAAATTTTGCGACAGGATCGCTAGGTAATGTTGGCGCTGCCGCAACTGTTTTACTTACTGGGAACTCAGCAACCGGCGCGCCCGGCACCGTTGGCGCCACCGTCACCATCGCGCTATCGGGCGTGCAGGCTACGGGGCAGGTTGGGACAGAGGGTGTCAGCGCGACGATCCCGATCACAGGCACTGAGGCAACCGGCGCCGCGGGATCTGTTGGCCTGGTCATCACGGTTTCATTGTCTGGCAACAGCGCAACCGGCGATGTTGGGACGGTCACGGTGGTGCCGCAGCCGGTCATTATCATTGACGACACGCATGACGGACGAAGATTTAAAGAGCAACTCAAACGCGAGCGCAAGCTCAGAGAAAAGAAAAAACAAGCAATTCTTGACGCATTCGAACGAATTGTTGAAGGCAGGCCAGAGATCGACGAGGAAATTGCCGCGCCGTTTATCGTGCAGCCAAAAGCTAAATCAACGGTTTTGGCCATCAATTACGACGCGCTGTTTGCCGATTTGGACCGCGTGCAACGGATCTGGGATACCCACCTTGAAATGGATGATGAGGACGTTTTGACGCTGCTATGAAAAAAATTTACATACAAATTGATGGCCAACTAATTGAGAAATTAACGCATTACAGTGAGCCGGTGGCGCCAATCATCATGCCCGACATCCAGCCTTATCAGTCAATGGCAGATGGCTCAATGATTACCAGCCGCAGCCATCACCGCGAGCACCTGCGGCAACACAATTGCATTGAGATTGGCAACGAAAAGATGGAAACCAAGACAACGCCGATAAAAGACAACCGCAAAGAAGTGCTGCGGGAGCAACTAGCAAATATGACGCACAACGAAGCCAACAAAGTGCTGGCCAAGTTGCGTGACGATCTACGTTTTATCCGCAGGTAAACCCCCACAGGGAGCAACAAAATGTCTGATTTAAATGAGATCGTCCCAGTAGAAAACGCAGACGCGCGCCGCGATCTGTTGTCCCAGCAATTTGACGAAGCCGCAGAAGCGGCGCCAGAACCGGCAAAGGTTGAACCGGCAAGGGCTGAAAAGCCACGGGATGAAGCTGGCAAGTATGCCAAACAGTCGGGACAAGCAGTACCGCAGTTAAAGGCAGAATCCGCCGCAGAGCCGGTTGAGGAACCGTTGTGGAAACGCCCACCGGCCAGCTGGAAGAAGGATTACCACGAGGATTGGAAGGCCGCGCCAGCTCGCATACAAGAATATGCTTGGCAGCGCGAAAATGAAATGAAAGCCGGTGTCGAGCCGCTTATCTCAAAAGCACAGTTTGCCGACCAGATGCAGGAGGTTTTGAACCCCTACATGAACACAATACAAGGGCTGGGCATCGATGCGCCGAAAGCAGTTAAAGCGTTGATGGAGGCCGATCATGCCTTGCGATACAGTAATCCGCAGGAAAAGCACCAGTATTTTGCTAGACTCGCACAAAGTTATGGAGTAGATTTAAATAATATGGGTAATCTGCCACAACAGATGCCCGTTGATCCGACCATTTTTGCATTGCAAAACGAACTGAATAACGTTCGCGGCGAAGTGCAGGGATGGAAGCAGGCACAAGAACAGCAACAAAATCAGGCTCTTTTAGGCGAAATCAACAATTTTAGCCAGAAAGCCGAACACTTCGAGGAAGCACGCCCAGCCATGATCCAGCTTTTACAAAGCGGCATGGCAACGGATCTCGATGACGCGTATCAGAAGGCACTACGCTTAGATCCGACCCTTTTTGAAAGTGTGCAAGCCAGCAAACAAGCTGAACTTGATACCTCAAAAAGAGCGGCAGCAAATAAAGCTGCTAAGTCGGCGCGAGCGGCGGCGGTAAGCGTGCGTGGATCCACACCCGGAACCGTGACAAATACCAAAGCACAAGATCGTCGGGCGTTACTTGCCGAACAATTCGACAATATGAGCGACCGACTCTGATAATTCTATAAGGAGCTTTCATCATGGCTTTTGCCAATAGCTCGATCAGCGACATCATTGCGACCAACATTCAAAGTCGTAGCGGTGAGCTGGCCGACAACGTAACAAACAACAACGCGCTTCTGCGCCGCCTCAAAGAACGCGGTAACGTGAAAACGTTTTCCGGTGGTAACGTAATCTTGCAAGAGGTTATGTATAACGACAGCACGACTAACAACACGAATTCTTATTCGGGTTACGAAGTGTTGAACGTTTCGCAGAACAGCCCGATCAGTGCGGCGCAGTTTGGTATCACTCAGTACGCTGCTGCGGTATCAATCAGCGGTCTGGAAATGATCCAGAACACCGGCAAGGAAGCAATTATCGACCTGCTGGACGGTCGCATGAGCGTTGCCGAAGCGCAGCTGGCTAACCGTATCGGTTCGGACATCTATCTGGACGGGACTGGTAATTCCGGCAAGAACATCACCGGACTGGGTGCTGCTATCCCGGACGCTCCGACCTCTGGAACGTACGGTGGCATTAACCGCGCGACGTATTCTTTTTGGCGTTCGGTTGCTTTTTCCGGCCTTACGGACGGTGGCGCAGCTGTTTCTGCTTCCAACATCCAGGGGTATATGGATTCGGTCGCTGTGCAGTTGATTCGCGGAACCGATAAGCCGGATCTGATCGTTACTGACAACACCTATTATCGTCTGTATCTGCAATCGTTGCAGGCTATTCAGCGCATTTCGGATAGCGGCAATTCGTCTGCTGGTGCTGGCTTTGCTTCGCTTAAGTACTACGGCGCTGGCATGGCATCGGATGTGGTGCTGGACGGTGGTATCGGCTCGGCAGCAACAGCGGCGCACATGTGGTTTCTCAATACGAAATACGTTTTCTTCCGGCCGCACGTTGACCGGAATTTCGTACCGATTGGCGGCGAACGGCAAGCCGTAAACCAAGACGCTAAACCTACTTTGCACTAATGGCGTCTTTAAACCTTCTCTGATTGACTTGGAAGCCCGGAAGCGGGCGACAGGGCGCAAGCGAAAGCAGCGTGAACGACTAAGTGAGAGGGGCACCGAAGGGTGCATGCGATAGTCTGAACACTGGTATAACTTTATTGAAGCCAGTGAGGGAGATCCGAAGCGGTTTCCCCGCCATCGAGAGATGGTCAGTAGGCCGAAAGGCTGAAAGTAACAGAATGATTGTTAAATTGATCGGTTGGGCTGGTAATCTTTGCTCCAGCGGCCCGCAGTTTAGCGGCGTTTTGATTGCTTAAAGGAGAATAGATAATGGCTTATACTTTTGCTGAAAATCAAAGCGGTCTGCTTCAGATCGCAAACATCGACACCGGGGTGACTTCACCTAGCGGCGTTTCGACCGGCAGTGCTGCTGTCATTCCGACGCCGCCTAACGTTTTGGGCAAGATCGTGCGCGCTGACGATCCGACCTACGGCGAAGGCGAGTTCATCCTGCTGGTTGGGGTGGCTTCAACGGTGGTCGGTTCGTTGGTTAGCTACAACGCAACGACTTATCAAACGGTGCTGGTGCCGAATACTGCTGTGCAGGATTGTCCGGTCGCAGTTGCAATGTCGGCTAACCTGGCTGGCACGTTTGGCTGGTATCAAATCGCTGGTAATGCGGTAATCAAGAAAACGGCAGTTGCGGTATCTCCGCAAGTAACCGTATTCCTGTCCGCTACTGCCGGTCGCGTTAAGGTTATTGCCTCTGCGGGTCTGCAAGTTGTCGCAGCTCGTTCGGCAAACCTGACGACGGTTGCGGCTGGTACTTCGACGGTGACGGTAACGATTAACCGTCCCCACCTGCAAAGCCAAATCACCTAATGGTCGATGCAGTTTTAGATGTAGTTGGAAACACAGACCCCGGCGTAATGCTGGGGAATGTGAAGCTGTCTTGCAAAAGGCAGCTTTCCTGGTTTGATTTTAATGATGAGTCAAACGAGGAAAGCATCTGCATTGTCGGTGGTGCGCCAAGTCTAAATGAGTCGGTGCATCAGCTAATAATTCGGCATCAGAACGGCGCCAGAATTTGGTCGGTAAACGGCTCTTATGATTGGCTGCTTGCCCGCGGCATCGTTTCTGATGGGCATGTGATGTTAGACGCCAGGCCGGAGAATGTGCGGTTTGTAAAAAATCCCAAGCTGGAAACTCAGTTTTACATTGCCAGCCAGTGTGATCCCTGCGTATTTGACGCTTTAGAAAACTTTAACGTCGATCTGGTGCACGTTCAGACAGAAGGGGTCTACGAGTATCTGGAAAGCGAGCGCGAGCGCCCTGTACATCT